ATATACGATGAAATTAAAGAATTAAATTTTGTGGGTCGGAGTTGTAAGATTACCATACGAGAAGAGCGACGGTTTTAGACCGTCTAAATGGTTGACCGAATTCCAGTATAAAAAAAGTTGGAGTGGTTTTCTTGTTTCCATTTGATAAAAAGAACAATACTTCTTATAACATGATTTACCTACAAAAAATATTAAAATTTCGGGTCGGAGTTGATAGATTACCATTAAATCGAAAACGAACTCTATTGACAAACATTTACCCGAATAATATTAAAAATTGAAAAAGGAGATTTATTAAATGAGCTATCAAGCATATACAACATACAACACAAAAGTTACACCACAAACAGAACCGATTCCAGGTTCTAACCAAGTTCCAAATTCCGCAGGTGGACATTCTTTTGAAGTTGATATATGGACTCGTTTAAATAGATTTCTTATTTTAGGAACTGAAGGTGGAACATATTATATCCGCCAAAAAGAATTAACAAAAGAGAACGCCAAGTCAATAAAAAAATGTATTCTGGAAGATGGAAAACGAGTAGTAGATACCGTTCTTGATATTTCAGATACAGGTCGTGCAGTTAAAAACGACCCAGCACTATTTGTTCTTGCAATGTGTGCAGGACTTGGTGATGATTTTACTCGTAAATACGCCTTAACCAATCTACCAAAAATCGCAAGGATTGGAACTCATTTGTTTCATTTTGCTGGTTATGTAGAACAGTTTAGAGGTTGGGGACGTGGACTACGAAAAGCTATCGCAAATTGGTATCTATTAAAAGAAACCGATAAGTTAGCATATCAATCTGTAAAGTATCAGCAAAGAGATGGTTGGTCACATAAAGACCTATTGAGATTATCTCATCCATCTACACAAGATGCCAACAAAGATTTACTATTTGAGTGGGTTACAAAAGGATATAATTCTTCAAAGGAAGATGAATATAAGGATTCACTCAGTATAATTTGGGCCTTCGAGAAGGTCAAGTCAGTTCAAACAGATGTGGAAGCTGCTAAACTCGTGGAAGAATATAAACTCCCACTTGAAGCAGTTCCTTCTACCCTAAAGACACCTAAAGTTCTGGAAACAGCATTACCACATTTGGGATTGACAGCTATTATCAGAAACTTAGGTAATTATACCAAACACGGTATTCTTTCCCCCCAAAGGGACGCTCTCAAACTCGTTACTTCGAGAATAACCGACAAGGGGAAACTGCAGAAGGCCCGTATTCATCCATTGTCTGTATTACAGGCGATGCAAACCTACAAGAGTGGTAAAGGACTTAAAGGTTCTGGTGTGTGGGATGTAAACTCACAAATAGTAGATGCTCTTGATGACGCATTCTATTTGTCTTTCGACAACATAATTCCAACAAACAAACGAGTGATGTTATCACTTGATGTATCTTCGTCCATGACTTGGGAAGGTTGTGGTGGAATGCCATCAGTAACTCCACGAGTTGGTTCAGCCGCAATGGCAATGGTTACGATGAGAACTGAAAGTGATTATCTTGTAACTGGGTTTACCAGTAGTGGTGGTTGGAATTCAAATGTTATATCACCTCTTGATCTTTCACCGAAAATGAGATTAGATGATGTATGTGATAGATTGGAAAATCTTGATTTTGGTGGAACTGATTGTTCATTACCAATGAAATACGCATTGAAGAACAATCTCAAGTTTGACGCCTTCGTAGTTTATACGGATAGTGAAACTTGGGCAGGTGGATCACACCCAGTAGAAGCACTTCGTGATTACAGAGAGAAAACAGGAATCCCAGCAAAACTAATTGTGGTGGGGATGGAAGCAAATGATTTTACAATAGCAGACCCAGACGACGCGGGTATGTTAGATGTAGTAGGTTTTGATACGACAGCACCTTCGGTGATGTCTGATTTTATCAGAGAAGATTTACAGTAACAAATAAACAAAGGAAAAACAATGAACACAGGTACAGTAAAGTGGTTCGACGCTAAAAAAGGATATGGTTTCATATCTGATACGGCGACGGAAAACTCAAAAGATTACTTTGTCCATTTCTCCGAAATTCAAACAGACGGCTTTAAGACTTTAGAAGAAGGTCAAAAAGTTGAGTTTGAAATCGGTGAAGGTACAAAGGGTGATGTTGCAAAGAATGTTAAAGCAACAAGCTAGTAAATCGAATTTAACATAAAAAAAAAGAGAGTTTTTTGAAAACTCTGAATATTTATAAATGTCAAGGGTTATACCTATTGACAATTAAATAATAACAAATAAAAATAATAATAAGGAGATAAAAAATGGACATTAACGCAGTGAAAAAGCGATTAGCTCAGTTACAAACATCGACTACTCGAACCACAAATCTGTGGAAACCACAGCCAGGAAAAACACAAATTCGTATTATTCCATATAAGTTGAATCCAGAAACCCCGTTTATTGAATTATTCTTTCATTATGATCTAGGAGGCAAATCATTTTTGTCCCCAACGTCATTTGGTCGTCCTGACCCGATTGAAGAATTCGCAGATAAACTGAAACAATCTGGTAATCGTGAAGATTGGAGATTAGGAAAGAAACTCGAAGCAAAACTTAGAACATTCGCACCAGTAGTAGTACGTGGTGAAGAAGGTCAAGGTACAAAGTTTTGGGGTTTTGGTAAGACCGTATATCAGGAACTATTATCATTAATAGCAGACCCTGATTATGGTGATATTAGTGATCCCATAAATGGACGAGATGTTGTAGTTGAGTTTAAAACTGCAGAAGAAACAGGAGCATCGTTTCCGAAAACTTCTATTCGTGTTAAACCAAATCAAACTCCAATTACCGAAGATAAAGCCGTATTAACTGATTTACTCGATAATCAAAAAGATATACGTGAAGTATATAACGAGTTAACTTATGATGAACTGGCAGAAGCTTTAGGTGATTGGTTAAATCCAAGTGATGGTGAGGAAGAAACTACCAAAACAGATACCACTAATGTTCCGGCATCTACATTAAAAAGTGCAGTAAGTAACACTTCTAATGTAACGGACGCATTTGACGATTTGTTTAATAAGTAAATAAAAGGAGAGACAATATGTCTGTAAAGGACGAACTTGCACAAGTTCTCGCCAATAGTCTTAATAAACAATTCAAGGATACAAAGGTAGCTTATTTTCTCGATGGTTCTAACGCTACTCCAACAGATATCAAGGAATTCATATCTACTGGCTCATCAGTATTAGACCTTGCAATTTCCAACCGTCCAAACGGTGGAGTTGCAGTTGGTCGTATTACTGAAATCAATGGGTTAGAATCAAGTGGTAAATCTCTAATTGGAACTCACATTCTTTCGGAAACTCAAAAACGAGGTGGTGTTGCAGTGTATATTGATACTGAAACATCTGTTAGTAGAGAATGGTTAGAAACTATTGGTGTTGATGTTTCAAAACTATTATATCTTCATGTGGAAACAGTAGAAGATATATTTGAATGTATTGAAAGTATCATTACCAAGATTAGAGAATCAGATAGAGAAAGACTTGTAAGTATTCTCGTAGATTCACTTGCAGGAGCATCTACCAAAGTAGAAATGGAAGCCGACTTCGAGAAAGACGGATGGGCAACGAGTAAAGCAATTATCGTTTCAAAAGCGATGAGAAAGATTACTCAAATGATTGGACGAGAACGAATAGCTCTCGTATTTACCAATCAACTCAGACAAAAACTCGGAGTAATGTTCGGTGATCCGTGGACTACTTCTGGTGGAAAAGCATTACCATTTCATTCATCAACTCGTATTCGTTTAAAGAATATGGGACAAATCAAAGTGGGAGCAAAAAATGATGTAATTGGTATGAAGTGCAGAGCACAGATTATCAAAAATCGTTTGGGGCCACCACTTCGTCATGCTGACTTTAACTTATACTTCGATAGTGGTATTGATGATAAGGGAAGTTGGCTACAAGTACTAAAAGACCACAAACTTCTAAAGATTGCAGGAGCATGGTACACTTTGGAATACAAAGGTAAAGACATTAAGTTTCAATCTAAGGATTTTGAAAAAAAATTAGAAGAAAATGATGGTCTTAAAGAACACTTGTATGACAAAATTTGTGATGCATCTATATTAAAATATAAATCAGCCGATTTAGGA